ATTTTAATGCTCCTATTGACAAAATTGAAAATTCATGATACCCTAAGAATGAAAGTTACTAGAAAAGTTAATATATATAACGATTAGTCAATGAAATCAATGGTCCCCCTATAACTCATTTTGCCACAATTAAGCCCCCTTAAATGGGGGTATTTTTTATTTTGTGATGCATAATAATTAAAAATTGGTATTTCCTTATTTAACTTTTTATAATAATGATTGGTTCTTATTTAACTTTTTATTGGTGCGTGATTGGCACTTTTTAGTCGTCATCTTTCATTTAATATAATACTCTCTATCATCATCTATAGCAGATGATAATGCATAATAAGAACAAGAGTACATTATGATGTGCTTAAAAACTTTAAGTTTGTGTTTTAAACTTTTTCTATAAAGTAGCGCATGTGTTTGTGATTTATAAAATTGATCTAATGCCATTTATTTCACAACACTTAATATTATTATACACATGGCGGCTACTTGAATAATTTCTAATACTAGATATACTATTTCGAACATTTAATTTAATTCCTTTTTATTTAATTTTTGATTAAACAAATATACCCAACATAGCAATCCAATTAATATGAATATACCTGAGATGATTTCATACACGGTTGTTTCTCCTTAAACTCGGTGAAAATCGACCTTATAACAGATGGTTGGCTATGTCAAGGATAATTTTTGGTGTAATTAAAAATTTTTTAATCATTATTCTGTAAATTAAAATTTGTATAGTCAAATTATTACTAGGTTTGAATCTTACATTTTACTAGAATAGTTACAAAAAATAAAAATTTTAGTAGGGGATCATGAATAAGGGATAAGGGGTTGTTTACATTGAAAAAAACGTAAAATATATATATGTTGTATACGCTAACCCCATGCCACCCCCCTGTCACTAGCGCCCCTAACCCCTTGATCTATATATGGTATTTATATCACAGTGGCTAAACACATGCCCTCCACACATTTAACAGACAATGCGAGCTAACTCATTGATTTCATTGACGGAATCTATTCCCTTATAACCAGTAGTTATAGGATTTTTATCACACTTTAAGTGTGGTATTTATGCAACACATAAACTCGACCTAATTGGCCACTGTGCTACTACACTAATACACATACTATAACCTAAATGGTATGCTCGTCTCATATTGGTATGCGTGTATCAGTAATAGACTCCTATGTCATAATGAGATGTGCGTCTCATATTGGTATGCTCGTCTCATATTGGTATGCGTGTATCAGTAATAGACGCCTATGTCATAATGAGATACGCGCGTCTCATATTAATACTCTACTAACTTAGTAGTGATTACATTCAAAGAAAAGGCTCACAGCGGTTAAACTATGAGCCTGATGACACAATTCATTAGTAATTCTAAGGGTTTAGCTAGAAATGGTTAAATCCTTATTGATGCTAATGGCATCTATTGCGATCTTGTCAACCGACAGGCATGTGGGACTGACGCTCTTCGCCATCGTCTCTCTCCATCTTGGGGAACGTCCCAGGTGTAAGCCTCTGGTGCTGCTCGCGTGTGAAAAGCTGATCTTCCTTATGAAAAAGTATATAAAGTTAGAGAAAAGGCCCGGTTACTAAAAACTTTGTATTTGCTCAATGAGATTGCAGGTAGTCATCGCACCTGCGAGTGGTGCCGCTGAACAGCGTCTTGCCTGTATGTGTGTCGAGTACGTGCGCCTCGTCATCCTCAAGGCTGTCAACGATGACATGAAACCGGAACCGGCTGGCAGCCTCGAAAGCATCTTCCTGAGCCATGTAGGCTTGGTCGATCTGGTCTTGATCGTAATGCGCCATCTTCGTTCTCCCGTTGAACTGGCGAACTGCAAAGCAGTTTATACCTTGTGCGGTTAAACGCAATGGGAACTCACGAAACCGTGACTGTGTTACTCTACTGATTTGATAGAGATTAGAAATGAGATGCTCGTCTCATAATGATACCCCTATCTCATATAACTAATTGGTTATACAAAGCATAAATCGTGCCACATAATACCAGTGGTCTGAATTGGCATCTTATTGGTATACGCTCTAAAAGGCTCATATTTGACCGCTGAGAGGCAAGAAACGTTTGAGCTATGTCGGTTCATAAAAATAATTCTTCCCAATTTGGCATTTGGCAAAACAGAAAAGGGTGAAATTGGCACGCTATTTGCTAGGGAGTGAAAAGGAATAGGGAATGGGCCTCTACCATTTAGGTATAGTGTAGTATGAATGGGGAATAATTCCCTACCAGATTGGTAGAGTATTAGTTAGAAAAATATTTCTACCTCCATGGCTTGCCCTTTGGTTGTGGAGGGGCTATGCTGCCAGTTACCTTACTACCCTTGGCTGATTTGCCACCCTAAATTCTAGGCGCTGCAATAAGTCAATGCTCTTTACATAGATGGTAACGGACATAAGAGGATTAAGCGTCAATCCTTTTTTAGATAGCTCAAGCTCGTCTCGTTACTATTGCCTTATGATTGGACCATGAGAGGCAGCTAGGTAATCTCCCCTAGTCTCATGCGACAACAGATCAATAAGAGTTAATAACTCTATGCCAATTAGTTTAACAATAGCTGTAGCTATGAATGTTTCTAGGTATGGACTACTTAGAACGTTGCTACACTCAACACACTAGACAGCGCTCCTAGTTGCGAGGAAACAGTTACAGCTATTGTTAAACTAATTGGCGATATTGGTATTAACCTAGAGGAGACTGAAAATGTCTAGCACAACTGAGGTTGTTTATGAGGCTTCTAAAGCTGCTTATAAGGCTGCTTCTGAGGCCTCTACGATTGCTTCTGAGGCTGTTTATGAGGCTTCGGAGGCTTATAAGACTTCTAAGGCTGCTTATGAGGCTTCTAAGGCTGCTTATGAGGCTGTTTATGAGGCTTCTAAGGTTGCTTCTGAGGCTTCTGAGGCCTCTAAGGCTGCTTATGAGGCTGTTTATGAGGCTTATAAGGCTTCTAAGGCTTCTAAGGCTGCTTATGAGGCTGCTTGTGAGGCTGTTTATGAGGCTTCTAAGGTTGCTTCTGAGGCTTATGAGGCTTATGAGGTTGCTTCTGAGGCTTATGAGGCTTATAAGGCTTCTGAGGCTGCTAAGGATGCCCGTTAACAATTCTAGGGAGTTAGAGCACAGCATTCAAAGTTTAGTAGCTCTATAGGGATTAGCAATAGTCCCTATATTGGTATTAACCTAGAGGAGACTGAAAATGGACACTATAGATCGAGACGCTTTGAATACAACTATTGGTATTTTAATTTCTTTATTTCCAGAAAAGGCACTGAAAGTTAATATTGGTAATGTCAGTATGGCTGGTGTTATAAAAGCGGCAACAAAGAACATGAATGATGAAAAGGCCTCTACCTTTCGTAAGGTTGCTGTTTTAGGTGAGCTAACATTATTGGCAATGGCTTTTAACCTTATCAACGTAGAGGATTTGGGCATTTTATATGCTCAATTTCCATTCGATATAGAAGACACAATTCATTAGTAATTCTAAGGGTTTAGCTAGAAATGGTTAAATCCTTATTGATGCTAATGGCATCTATGAAGAGGAGAAGCAAAAATGAGAAACATAACACCGTCTATTCCTGCATATATGATCCCTTTGTCTGAAATGGAGGAATATATTAATACTTTCCTCTATGAAGACAATGAACCAGTGCCACCAGAAGAAGAAGAAGAGGATGAATATATTAAACCAGATGATGGTTCAGAAGATGGTGGAGACTGGATGAATGGAGACACAGTAGGAAAGCAAGATGAACAATACAATTGGCTGAATGAAAATGATAGGCTTTTCGCTGAATTGTTCTAAGTAATTCTAAGGACTTGAGCCTAAAATGGTTTAAGTCCTTATTGATGCTTAGATGCATCGTTAAACAATGGAGAAAAAAGATGGGAAAGATAATGGGTAAAACAATCATAGTTAATGCTAACCGTGAAGTGCCACTTGATTTGGTTACACCTATTATGGATTTTTTCAAACAGGCAATTGATGCTATTACTTTCGATGATGTAGCAGACATTGTTATGAAGTATGAAATTTGGGTTAATACCCTACCAGAGGAAATGGAAATATCAGAGTTGTATACACTAGATGCTGGGGTATTTACCTTATCTCAGATTTCTTCTATTAAATTTTCAGCTACTCCCGGTTGGGATGAGTATGTTAATAATATGGCTAAAACTTGGACCGCTGCCAATGATAACGCTACGGTTCACTAAATAATGGAATGTCTCTAAACTGTCCTTTTAACTCTATCAAAAAAGAGCACTGAATGGTAATACTCGCAACACTAAAGGAACTACGAGCTAAGATTGCAAAACGAATTGCAAAACCACTATTCCTACTAGAAACGTCTACACATGTGGGCTATTGCACGTTTGTTTTCATAGAGGCGCATGGCTTTTATGCAATCATAGCTGGTGCATTAGGCATAATTATTATTCTTTCACAAATATTTGGAGGGGAATAATGAAGTTAAAGAAAATGGGGCCTATTAAGGCAAGGGTTACGGTTACTGTCTTAGTCACTGTTAGCTTAGTGATTATGATTATTGATCATTCTCTTGCATTTCCATCAATGGGCCTTGGCTTTATTGCTAATATGATATGGATATGGGAGACATAAAATGATTGAAATCATTATAACCTATGGTGCAACCTTTGGAACAATTATATTCGGATTTGTCCTGTTTCTGGAAAGTCTGTTGTAAGCATTAAACTATTAGCTGTTATGCCTATTTAGGGTGACAGTTAATAGTTTATTCGTTACAACACAACAAAAGGAGAAAAGTGAAATGAAAGTTATTAGCTGTTATGCCTATTTAGGGTGACAGTTAATAGTTTATTCGTTACAACACAACAAAAGGAGAAAAGTGAAATGAAAGTTACTAGACAATCACCCTTTAGTGGCAAGCTTAATACACGTGATATTCCTTGCACTGAAGAGCAGTTAAATACCTATTTAGATGGTAATTGGCCTATTCAACGAGTGCTCGGCTTTCTGTCAGCCGAAGATAGGGAATTTATTATGACTGGCATAACCCCTGAAGAATGGGCAGAAGCGTTCCCTGATAATGAAGATTAAAAATGGCGAGTAAAAGTTAATAGCTTATAGCTTATCGTTTTAACACGGTAGGCTATTTGGTGTTAACCAAAGGGAGAATAAAATGAAACCTTTATCTTCTTGGTGGGATAAAAGAAAACACAAAAGGAGCTTATATGCACAGGCGACCCCCAACAATTCAACCGCAAAAATACTACGTGTTTTTGATGACAACGGCACAGCATTCATCCATAAAGTTCTACTCAGCGGGCAAGTGTTTGAGTGGCACGCTGCTAAGTGGACGGCCGCTGAGTGGGTGGAATTGAACCGCTCGCCACGAAATAAATGGCAATGGACTATCGAAGTTAAGCCTGAAACCTAATAGGAGAATAAAATGAAAACTACACAAGATTGGACGATTATTACTGGTGGATTGAATGAACTATTTAATCGTCCAAACCATTCCACTATTGAATTGCCTCAGTCGAAATCTAATCATCTCAACGATACACGCTATTTTATAGTAGCGCACGATAGGCAAGACGCTTTTGGGAATAAAGAGTTTAACGATTGGTTGATCGGCCAACACATCAGCCATAAGCTAGTGCTAGGTCGTTATCAAGGGGTATTTGAGCACTCATGGATCATTAATGCTGAAGATTGGATAAAGGTTAGGGATAGTGGGTTTATTGATAATCAATACACAGTCCTTTACCTTTGGCCTTTTAGTTATGGTGAGGCTGAATATGGGAGAAAGCAAAGGAAAGCCACACTCTACTATCTGAATGGTTATCCTCCTACTGAACTTGGAACATTGCAGGCAGTTAATGAACTTGATCTTAAAGCCGATCAAGATTATTCCTATGTAGATGAAATGTTCTGGATCACAAGAAAGGAATAAAGAAGTTTAATAACTCTAAGTCTCATGGTTTTGAAAACGCTGTGAGGCTTATTGGTGTTAAACCAAATAGGAGAAAAAAATGAGACAGCTATTCAAGAATAGAATGATTGTGAATTATATAACTGTTGCTGTTGTTGCTGCATTGTTTTTATATGTAATGATAGCGCCAGCATTTGCTTTCGATACCTGTGAGCATTTACCACCAAAGGACATGCAACAGAAACCAAATGTAGATTTTATTTATAAACTAATTAACCCAAATGATATTAATGAAGTCTGTAGTTTTGCTACTACTCTTTATGTTTATGGATGTGTTAGGCCAACAGATAAAGAGAAGTTAGACTTTTTTGTTATCTTTATAAATTCGTCTTTATCTGAAGATCAACAAGTCTGTACCTTTAAACATGAACTTGGGCATCTACCTCCTAATAATTGGGACGTTGACCATGATGGAAAGCGCCCCGATTGGAGAGGATGGAATTAGTCACTATGAGCCTATCGTTTAAACATGGTAGGCTTATTGGGAAATAATTCCCATTGAAAGCGATGGTCCTAATGGGCTACATCTATTACTCTGTAGGGTTCATTGTGTTCTGGGTTTTTATCATCAACCTAGCGGCTCAATTGCCGCGATAAAAAAGATGAAAAATTTGTATTGACACAATGGACCAAATGCCGTATATGCTTTTAGTTACGGTTCCAATGATGGAACTTGTCGGAAAAAAGGAAACGGAAAAATGGCTTTTACTATCATCAAGGGAACGCTTGAGAGTATCCCGGCTGATCTGAATAACAAGGCTCGGAACTCGTATGCTTGGGGCGATCTTGCAGTTGGGGATCATGTGATCTTCTCTGTTGATGATGCTCCTACCGCCCGGTCTAGCGCAACGGCCTATGGTCGTGGTACTAAGGGCAGCAAGAATAAGGCGGCTCGTGCTCCTAGGGCTTTTGCCTCTCAGTCTGTGACACAGAAGGATGGCACTAAGCATGTGGAGATTTGGCGCTTGCCTGATCCGGTTGTAGCGTCGGCAGATGGCAAGAAGCAGAAATAAGATCGCTAATCGTTTAAACTCAATAGGCCTCTCAGAAATGAGGGGCTTTTTTTATGTTTAAAACATCATATGCTTTGTTTGGCTCAAGGATGCCCGTACAGACAAAAGATTGGCTCAGGCTATGTCGGGTCATTCTACTGCCTTCTTGCCTGTCATGGGGCAACTGTGGGCAAAAAAAATCCCCCTCTAAGATTTTTAGAAGGGGATAGGTCGTCCTGTCCTTAATGTCGCCAGTTGTTGGGAGGTAAGTGCCCTTTTTCATGACTGATAGTGCAAGCAAGCTCTTTGCTTGATAGGCCAATGTTTGTATATATAATCCAGTCATCAGCATTAGGATCAAGGGCCTTATAACTACGTAAGGCACAGCCAAAAACTATAGCCGCATTTGGAAGTTTGCATATTCGTTTAATTTTATGTGACGGTACTGCTTGAATAGTATATTGAACACTAGGCGCGGCCCTCATATTAGCAGGAGGTTGATACTCACAAATTTCTCGTGCACTTGCATAAGAGGAATAAAGCACAAGGAATGCTAAAACAAACTTAAACATTTTGTTACACTCCGTTTAAACTAGGTGAGCTAATAGGATACAGCTTCTTCACACTCGCTGGCAAAGCATCGTAAGCAGTAGTAGCACTAGGATCATTAAACCCATAACGCTTCATATGCTTAATCAACTTTCTAGCCTTAGACTTCTCAGCAGTCTTATTAGCTGTGTAAGTAGCACAGTCTCGTTTGTTGCGATCAGCCTTTGATGATTGTGTAACTTTTCCCATTTTTTTTTCTCCTTATATAATTGGCGATCATGGTAGGAGTCGAACCTACATTTTCAATTCCAGTTACGTGTAATGAGGTAGAAGCTCATTTCGATTACATGACCAAGGTGCGATCTTATTTATCTGCCTTCAATGGCCTCCAGAGCATCATTGGCACGATGGATGCCGTTGCCTCCCGCCAAATGCGTTCATGATCGTCATCGTCGTTTATAAATCCTTCTTTCATTTTATTTTCTCCCCGGTTTTACTATAATTTGACGCATGCTTACATATATTCTTTTATATTGTGAGAAATTCCAATTCGTTTTCTACTTGAATTATATATTACTTTTGGTAATCCAACTTTTGACATCATTAAAGTAAATGCTTCTTTTTGCATTTGTGATTGCTTATTAACAATCCGATGCTTAGCAGAATTATTATTACTACTACCAGCTAGGGATGGGCGCTTGATACGAAAAATTGAACCATGAGTCGGGTCTGTAGACCCAAATCTACGTCCCCAAAACAAATTATTATTGCTCATTTATAATTTCCCAGTCTCCATTATAAAAATCATGATGAAAAAGGCTTACTGGATAAGACTTCCCTTCAAAACCAAACATTTTCAATTCTCCAAATTCAGGCTCAAATTGGAGATACCAACCTGCAAAATCAATACGCTTAAACTTTGTACCTCTATGCCCACTTTCATATTCTACAATCTCTTGAAATGTCATTTTAGAATTCCATATAAAGCCCACACTATAACAATTGCCGCCACACCTATAGTCACTACCCCACCAAAAGCAAGTAGAGCTATTAGTACTTCTTCCATTTTATTTTCTCCTTGTTAGTGCTGCCCATGATACAGGAAACAATGGTTCAATAATTTTTCTAACTTCTTCTGCTAGAATTTGACTATCTTTTTGAGCATGACTATCACTACGTTGATTATAATATCGAGCGTATGAGGCTAAGTTACCAGTCCAAATCCAATTCACAATAACCCCTTGAGGTAAAACATACCGCGCCTCTTCTGGTGCTACGTTAGCATTAACCATTTCTTCATATAGATCAATAGCTTTTGAGCATATTTTTTTATATTCTCTACGATATAATTCACTTGATCCATGAACATAATCGCTAGACCCTTGTTTAACATTTGCTGGCCTAGTATGAAACTCTTCTGGTATATGAAGTTCAGGAGTTGAAGATATATATCGTCTACTTTCTTCACTTTCAGTAAAACCAATTTTATGCTTAAAGCAATGCACTCTAATTGGTATTGGTGCAGCCATACGGAGAGTAATACTATTATGAGAAAATGGCACCCAATGAACCGCTTTATGAATTAGATCATCAACTATTTCTCTAACAAACGTTTCATCTTTAGCACCTATTAAGTCATGGACTATATTTTCCCATTCAACAGTTGATGTACCTCGCGCTAAGTAGTTGATAAGATTAATATCTTTTTGTGATAGATGTGGATTAATATGCTGAGGATATATGGCTTCAGCAAAACCGGGAACCATTATTGTATCATATTCCCATTGACTTTCTTTACTAAAAGAAACCTTAGCTGCATTAACAACATCAAGATCAGTACCACTATGCCGTAAATATTCTACTTTCATTGCTTCTTCCTCGCTCCAAAGTGTCAGAGAGGCGGCCAATTACACTTACTAGCTACAAATAGGGCGGCGATGCGGTCGCATATGGTGTTGGCGCTGTAGGCTTCGTCTTCGCTGATGCCCACCGCCTGAGCAATTTGCCAGATTTCTGCTCGTAGCGCCTCCACCACATCAGGGGTGTGGGCTGGGCGAACCGGCGCGCGGGTAGCAGTGAGGGCGCGAAGATTAAAGCCAAACTTGGTTTCCGCCGCCGCGACCAATTCCGGCTCAACATTGTCTATCCACAGCAGCGCCTCTATCAGTGCTGTGATCTTGGCGTCAGTCAGTTCTGTGATCTTGGCGTCTGCGGCTTGCTTTTCCGATACAAGCCGTTTGACCGTCGCGTTCAGTTCTGACGCCAAGACGCCTTCATATGAGGCGTACAGTTGCTCGTAGGCATCCCGCGCCTCATTCCGCTCCCGTGTCAGCCTCTCCACTTCCGCCCGTGATGCGGTAAGGGCGGCGGCGGCTTTGCGCCCAAGAGGATTGTCAGACTCGACTTCATCTAGGATGACCAATGCCTGTAATCGCTCCACCAGATCATCAGCGGGGGAGTAGGCAGGGATGCGGCCCGACAAAATGGCGTCTGCCAAGGCGAATGAACCCTTGGTGGGCCAGTCTTCTTCATAATGGTCGGGGATGAACTCGGCAAATATATCTTGGATTTTCCACGCCAGTCTGTCGCGTTCGGTCATGATCATTTATGAGTCCTTACTTAATTCTGAGTGCTGATTATAAATGCTATTTATCAATCTCTAATTCCATCTCAATAAGTTCAATAGCTAAATCCGCTAATTTATATCGCATAGAAATACTACTGACAGATTTATGAAAATTATCTTTTGTTAAATTATTTAATTTTATAAACCAATATATTGCATCATGTTGATAGCCGGGTACATCATCTTTATCCATAATCTTTCATTATCTCCGTTACTTCAACTTCGGAAAATCCTTTATTCTTTAGTACAGTAGGTATATAATTAATAGAGATATTTTCTATTAAACTAAAATCAGGACCACCTTCAATTCTGTCATGAAGTTCATCTAGTTCTTCAACACAAAAAATCCGAGTATCGAATGACTATTGAACTCTTACAAGCCAGCGCTTCATTTTTTAACCTCTAAAGTTAATGAATAGGTCTTATAACCCATTAGGTAGCCTGAAGTCAAGCTGTATTTTGACCTTGACCGTGGCCTATAACCTTGCTATATGAAATGGATACACGAGCTAGGTCTTGCGCGGTAAAAGGAGAAAATAAAAATGAAACAGCAATATTATGAAAAAGTCTTAGATAAAATTAGTGAAATTTTATCTATTTATCATATTGTTGATCGTATATATGGTATGGATGTAGATATACTCCGTGATACTCTTCATGATATTGAAGAAGTACTTGATGAAGCAAAAGAATATAATCTGGAGACAACTAATGGCAAAATATTGGTGGTTAAATGAAGTTTATCTTGGTGATGCAGTTTTTGCATCGTTTGATGGTTATCAAATCCGTTTAAGAACAGATGACGGAAACAATCAAGTAATATATCTAGAACCAGAAGTCTTAAAAAAACTGATGAATTATGCCGATAATGTATTTTCCAAAGATCGTCAAAAGGTAAGAGATTATGAAACTCAATAGCTTATTTGATTGGTACAAAACTACTAGAGAATGGAATAGACTTAAACCTAATAGTAAAATTATGTACCAACAAATGATGAATAACGCTACGCTTTATTTTGAACACAATAGAGCTAGTGAAAAGATTAAATTAATCACTACTAGAGAAGTAGATTCTTGGTATGAAGTTATTTGCAGGCTTAATAGTGTTTCTGGCGCTAATCTTATTATGAAAGTAATGCGTAGAATATGGAATGTTGCTAAACGCGATGGACAAGTTAAATCAAATCCATTTGAGCATATGGGGCTACAATCTACAGAACCTCGTACTGTTATATGGACTAAAGAACAAGTTAAACAAATTGTTGATGGATTGTATAGTCGTAAGTACTATGATACTTACATGCTTATTAAGCTTTGCTATTATCTTGGTCAAAGACCGGGAGACATGTCAAAATTAACTTGTGACAACTTTAATGAATTCAATCACACAGTTACATTTATTCAAGAAAAGACTGGTACACTTCTTAGTTTGCCAGTTCCAGTAGAATTACGTATTGATCTGCAATACCTCGCTCTTACAACAACCAGTTTAAGAGAACACAATAAAGTTTTCCGTTATGTAATGAATGAGATTGGTTTGCCTAAAGAATTACAAATTCGTGATCTTAGGCGTACAGCCCTAACTGAAATTATGGAAAGTGGAGCTACTGATGCTGAAGGGCAAGCTATATCCGGCCATAAGAATAGGGACATGTTGAACACCTATGCTCCATCTACTCTAAAAATGGCGCAGGCAGCTATGAATAAACGGTTTAACCATTGATTTTACTATCTTTTAATTTCTATTGACTTTTCTGAAAAATGTGCTATTTTAGCACCGCGTTCCAAGCGGTAAATATATAAACACCCCCAGCACTATTAAACTAAGTGATTGGTAATTTAATTGACTAATTTCACAGAACAAATAAAAATAGCTAAAAGATTAAAACTTAAAGAAGGCGATTCAAGAAGATTGGATTGCCCTTTTTGCTATGGACATAATACATATGGTATTTCTTTAACTAGAGGTATCCTTGAATGGCATTGCTTTAAAGCATCCTGTGATATTAAAGGTAAAATAGATAATGGTATGAGCATTGAAGGTATTAAGTACCATTTAAACACATATGAAACTGAACAAAAGATTAATACGGATATTCCTAGTTTATTAACAAATATAAATACTCATGATGATATAGTTAACTATTTGTTAGATGTTAACTCATATGAAGCCTATAATCGTAGATTAGTTAATATAAAATATTCACCAACTGAAGATCGGATTATGTTTGGTATTCAAAATGATGGTTATATTGGTCGGTCTTTAAACTTTAAACCAAAATGGAAGAAATACGGCAATGCCAGTCACCTTTTTACTTGCGGTTTAGGGAGAATTGGTGTAGTAGTGGAGGATGCCCCTAGCGCCTGTGCTGTTGGTATTTTACCAGACTATACTGGGGTTTCTTTACTAGGTACAACTCTTACTAAGCAACATAAAATTGAGCTACGACAATTCGAAGAAATCATCGTTTGTCTTGATCCAGATGCTGCTAGTAAGAGTTTTAAAATTAAAGAGAGAATGGAAGGTATTAGACCAACAACAATACGTTTAATATCAGATGATTTAAAATATTATACACCAACAGAAATAAAGGAAATTTTAACATGAACGGATTTAGTCCTGCCTTAGACATTAGGACTTCTTTTATGAAGGACGAAGTTACCTGCCCTATACTTACAGATGATGCTGGCAATGAATTTATTATTTTTGGTATAGGGTGGTTTACTAATAATGATCCTTATGGAGAAATCGAGACGCTAGATATACTCGAAGACGTAGCTAAAGATTTGAATTTAAAAACTACATCAGCTCTTTATGTTCTTAAACCCGGTGATGCTACTAATTTCACCATTGAAAAGCCAAGTACACTTGCCAGTTGTAAGATTGATTATCTTATGAAGGTGAATAAAAATGAATGAGATAGAAGTTGAATCATACTTCAATTTTTTAGAGGAGCTTCGTTTAAGTGGTAGAGTTAACATGTACGAAAGCCCAACACACTTAGCAGCATATTGGTATATTCCTCTATCTCAAGCTAAACACGTTTTTAATGCTTGGGTAGAAACGTATAATGCCGCTGAAGACGTAGATAAGCGTGTTGCTATTGCTTTTGATTTAGGATTAATTGATTGACTAGAGATAATAAAAAAGTAAATTATGAAGAAGAAGAACTGTTATTAGATTACCGTGATGGAATTATTTCTAAAGCAGAATATGAACAAAGACTTAAAGAATTAAAGAAAACCTATAGTAAACGGCCTATTTCACTAGAGGATTTTTATGAGTAAGACCTATATTATTGCTGATCTTCATGGCCGTTTTGATTTACTTGAAAAAGCATTAGATAGAATTGAAGCGGATAGTCCAGAAGGTGGTACTGTTGTATTTACCGGGGATTATATTGATCGCGGCCCACAAAGCAAACAAATCCTTAATAAATTAATTAAAGGTCCAGTTAATCCTAATTGGAAATGGGTAAATCTAATGGGCAACCATGAACGATTTATGATTGATGCTTATGCCGGACATGGTGAAGATTTTTGGATATTATATAATGGTGGTTATGCTACTACCCGTTCCTATGGTGTTAGAAATAGTAGCGAAAATGCAGCATTTAAATATTTTCCAGAAGAACATATTATATGGTTAATGTCTTTACCATTATACTATAATGATGGTAAACGTATGTTTGTTCACGCCTATGTTGATCCAACTATTGATATTAAATTTCAAAATGAAGATGTTTTAGTGTGGCATTTATATGAGCCATATACTATTGATGTGGGTTATTGGGATAATGATCTAAATAAATGGTTATATGTAGTGCATGGGCATCATCAATTTGAAGATGGGCCATTAATATTTGAAAACAGAGCTAATTTTGATACCTTAGCATGGTATACTGGTAGATTAGTGGTTGGTGTATTTGATGATGATAAAGAAGGTGGGCCAATTAAAACTTTAGAGATTAAAGGGGCACCTATAAAAAAACATATAGATCAATTAACTTTGTTAGGAGAATATGAATGAGTAAAAGACAAATTCAAGAGCTTCAAACTCAGATTAAAAACCTTAAGAAAAAACAAGCACATATTCTTAAATCCTCTAAAAATAATCATGATGGAATGTTGTATTGGAAAAATAAATATGAAAACTTAGCCTTAGATGCTTGCTATTTAAGAAAGGTAGTAGATTGAAAGTTGCAGTTAATGATATTGTTAATGATTTATTAAAAGAAGGTGATTGGATTGAATGGGATGGATATGGAGACGAAACCCCAGTGCCGGATAAGGCCATTCAAATTTTAATGCGTGGAGATTTTGTTCTTAAAGATCATCCGCATCTAAAAGAAATTGGCAGAGTATATCGTAATGGTGCTTTAGAATTAAGATGGTTTTGGACCCCAATGAATCCGTATGGAGACATTATAGCGTATAAAGTAATAAAGTTAAATTAAAGAAGGACTAATCAAATAGACAAAAAAATATTAAAAGGCTTCTTAAATTATACTTTTTGGAGCGATCACAAAATTCAGGTGGTCGCTTCTTTGTTTTCTGATGAAATTAAAGAATTATTTGAAATTATTGAAACTGCCCATGATAAGTATGCACATGACTTAACTACTGTTGAATTATTTGAATTATGGAAAGATATAAACCCAGTAGCTACTCGTGCTGAAGTAAATGCTATGGGGGAGCTAATTAATGAAATAGAAAATGAAGATTTATTATCGGAAGATATAACTGTTGATATTATTGACGGGTTATGGAAACGTGATATTGGTAAAAAAGTTGGTAATTTAGGGATTGCTATTGCGGAAGGTAAATTAGATGCTTTTGATAGACTTAAAAAGCTTATTGAACATGTGGAAGATGGTTTTCGTCCCGATGATTTTGCTGATCCTATCACTGATGATATTTTGGAATTACTTTCTGTTACCGGCCTTGATGGTGGTTGGCATTTTAATTTAACTGAATTAGATAGGCATGTTGGTACGATTGGTCCCGGCATATGTGTTATTATATTTGCTAGACCTGAAACAGGTAAAACTGCTGATGTTATAAGTAATGCTGCTGGTCCCGGTGGTTGGTCGGAACAAGGGGCTAAAGTACTATATCTTGGTAATGAAGAAGATGTTCGTAGAACTAAATTACGAGCAATCATGGCTAATACTGGTATGACTAAAGATGAAATATTAGCTAATCCGCAAAAAGCTAAAGAAATATATTCTAAAATTGCAGATAATTTAATAATGCAAAGTTCTCATGATTGGGCAATTAGTCGGGTTGAGGCGTATGTTAATAAAATTCAACCAGATATTCTAATTGTTGATCAGTTAGATAAATGTACAATTGAAGATAATACATTAAAGGGACATGAGAAGCTTAGAGAATTATATATTCAAGGTAGAGCTATAGGAAATAGGTATAATTGTGCTGTGGTATTTTTATCGCAAGCTTCTGTAGATGCAGAGGGACATACTATACTAACTCCTAATATGATGGAAGGCTCAAAGACTGGAAAATATGCCGAAGCTGATTTAATTATAGGTATTGGTAAAGGGCCAGATCATGCCGATGGTACACCTGAAATCATGCGCTTTTTAACTGTCGGAAAAAATAAATTGACCGGCTGGCATGGGACTATGGTCTGTCGTTTAAACGCAAAGATAAGTAGATATGAGAATTGAATAAAAAAGGAAATTATAAAAAATGGTAGTTAGACTTAGCCAAAAGCTTTCAATGCTGGTTAATGCAAATGGTGTGTTAAACTTTATCGATAAAGGGAAACAAAGTCAAATAGTTTTTAGTTTAACATTTGAAGAAGTTAGCCAAATGGCGGTTAGTTTACC